AGCCCGCCGCACGTCAGGCCCTCGGGCAGGGCGGCGAGCCCGGTGCAGCCGGTGAGGTAGAGCCCGCCGCCGACGGTCAGGCCCTCGGGCAGGGCGGCGAGCCCGGTGCAGCCGGTGAGGTCGAGCCAGCCGCGCACGGACATGTTCTTCGGCGCGGTGCCGGCCAGGATGAGTTTGCGGGCGTTGTCTGGGGTGATGGTCATGGCTGCCTCTCAGTTTCGGACGGGGACTCGAGGAATTGGGCGAGCGTGGTCATGGCCGCGCCCTCCTCCACTTGATGGCGCGCAGTCTGCGCGCGGGAAAGAAGTCGTCGAGGACGCGGCCCAGGACACCGACGATCACATACAGGCTGCCGGCGCTGACCCGGTTGGTGCCGCGCTCGTACTTCTGGACCTGCTGAAAAGAAATGCCGAGGCTGTCGGCCAACTTGGTTTGCGTCAGGCCGGCCTCGGCCCGGTAGAGCCGGATCATCGCGCCGACGTGGCGGTCGATCCCGGTTGTTCGCTTCGTCGCCATTGGGCTCTCCCAGGTTGTGTCCTGAGAGAGAATGTACAAGCGTTCTTGTGACCTGTCCACAAGTATTCTTGTAGAAATTGGTAAAAAAATAGGCCCGCAGGCCGAAAGTTAGGAAATCCGCCGAAAATCAGGATATTCGACGGCGCCGTTTCCGCTCGGACGCGAGGTCTGTGGGGCGCGGGTCTATCATCTCGATCAGTTCCGCCACTTTCCGGCGCTTTTCGGCAGGCATCGTCTTAATGCGGTCGATTATGGGCAGGATGTCGGGATCGAGCGGCATATCCGATCCGCCTTCATCCCATAGCCATTCCGCCGTGCAACCTAATGCGCGCGCGATTGGCACTATGAGGCCGGTGTTCCTGGTGTCACCGTCCCGAAGTTGTTGAATCACTTGATATTTTACAGGTGGCCGCGCGCGATTGGCAATCTCTTGCAGAGAAAGCCCTTCCGCTTTTAGGGCCGCCAGTCTTTCGGCCACGCGCTCACCCATGGTTTTCATGGCGTAATTTTACAAAATCCCTTGTATCAGCCGTTCGCAAGAATGCTTGTTGACGCGATACAAGTACGCTTGTATCGTGCCGGTCATGGTAGATAGTCGGGAATGCGCCTTGGAGGCCTTGGAGAAGGCGGTGGCCCACTGTGGTGGTCAGGCCCCGCTGGCACGCCAGATCGGCGTGAAACAGGCACACATCTGGAATTGGCTGAATAAGTCGCGGCGCGTTCCAGCGGAACATGCCATTGCGGTTGAGGAAGCAACCGCAGGGGCTGTGACGCGCTACCAGCTACGCCCCGACGTGTTTGGGCCGGCAGAGCCATCCGGGTTGGTGTCGCAGAACGTCGCCACCAGGTAGGCGGCGAACGGGGGAGAGAGGCGGTCTTATGCCCATTTACATGATCAAGGCCGGCGGCTTTGGCTCGGTTAAAATCGGTGTAGCGGCCGATCCCTTGGCGCGGAAAAGCCAACTTCAAACATCCATGCCCCAGAAACTGCGCATCGTTCGCGTCCTTGAAGGGGGCCGCGAAGAAGAGCGAGCCCTGCACGAGCGGTTCTCTGACCGGCGGAAAAATGGCGAATGGTTTGAGCCGACCGACGAAATGTTGACCGGCGATCTCGGCCTGCAGGACCTCCCAATCCCGCGCCCAAAACGGCAGTACGGCATGCATTATGACTACACCACCGCATGGGGCCGTTGGCGTCTGCTTCAAGACGATCTTTTCGAAGTGGTCGGGGGCAAAGAAGCCTTTGCAAAGGCGCTCGGAATGCCGCCGTGGCTTGTCAATTCTTGGAACTGCCATCTATCGCATCTCTGGGCCTTGGTGGCTCTTGCTCGTCAATCCGGCGCGCCCATCACAATTCGCGAGGCGCGTGAGATACGAGAGGCCGCTGATGCGGAAGAGCGAGAACAACGAGAGGCCGGTGAAAAGGCTCGTAGCCTGCAGGACCGCCAAAAGAGCGAGCGGCGTTGGATAGAGCAAAACGGGCGCGACAAAGCATGGTGGCGACTTGACCCGGCTAACGCCGCCGACACACCAGAACAGCAACCGCAGCCACAGGAAGCCGCCAACGGCTAGGGCGGCGCGCGGGCGATGGGGGACTTAATGGGATCACTCGCGGACTGGTTCACCTGGGCCTTCCTGGCGGCGCTGGCGGCGGTCGTGCTGCCGGGCGGGACCATGTGGCTATGGCTCTCGGGCGCCAGGCAGGGCCGGCCGGAGCTGCCCCCAGGGCCAGGACCAGAGCGATACGAGCGCCCGGCCGGCCCGACAGGCTGCCCGGTGCTGAAGCTGCACCACGCGGCGGCGAGGCGCGATCCGGGGACCATTCTGAACGACGAGGCCGACGAGGTTTGGCACCAGCGGCCGACCGCGTGGCGGGGCCGGTAACGGAATAGCAGGCGGCCGCCGGAGCCGCCGCCGCGTTCCATGTGAAGGCCCCTGCCTGGGGCCGGTTAACGACCTAGGGGGGTAAGCCGTCATGGTTAAAGCATACGCCAGCAGGTTCACGAAATCACGTAACAAGTCCGCCCAAATACCGGAAATGGTTGGTTAATGGACCGGGAAACCCGCCTTCGCGAGCGTCTGTCGCTGGCGCTTCGCCATGCGATGCAAGAGGGCGGACCGTCCTGGCCAGGGTGGTCAACCACGCCCGAGTACGCGCAGCAGTCCGCCTGGGTGGCCTACGTCGCCAAGCACACGGGCGTGAATCCCCGCCGCGTCCAGGCTCACATGGCGTGCGAGAACCGCTGCTCGCTGGCCGACGGGTTCGCCTACTTCGACTTCTTCGGCCCCGATTTCGAACACACCGTCAGAGGTAAAATTCCATGAATCAGCCGCCGCCGATCCCGCCAGAGTTGGATAGAAGCCGGCAGCCGCTGGCGATTTCCGAAATTACGGAGAGCATCCCCGGCGACAGGCAAATGCTTGTCATTCCAGGCAATGTCACGGTCACCGGTCTCGTGCTTCCTGAGACCATGACCTTCGAGGAATGGCTGGGTGTTGGCGAGCAGCTTAAGAATGCCGAGCGCTCGCTCATGTGGTGGATTGGAGATTGGCTACGTTTCGGCGAACAAAAATACGGTGAGATGTACAGCCAAGCGCTTGAGGCTACGGATTTTAACTACCAGTCTCTTCGTGACGCCGCATGGGTTGCCGGACAATATGAATTGTCGGATCGATCCGACAATCTCTCATGGACCCATCATCGTTTTGCCGCGGCTTTGCCGGCCCCGGAGCGCGGCCGCATGCTCGGGCTCGCCGAAGCGAATGACTGGTCGGTACGGGAATTGCGGAAGCGAATTTCGCAGTTCAAGGCCACCGCCCGGCTGCTGTTGGCTCAGACCGACGCCGATTGCTGCACGGTCGCGGACCTGTGGGGACTTGTCGAACAGGGCAGGAAGTTTGGCTGCGTCTATGCCGACCCGCCTTGGAAATACGACAACCAAGGCACCCGCGCTGCAACGGGGATGCACTATCGAGGCGTTGAGGACGAGAACGGCGGTGAGGTTCAGTCCGCTTCTGGCATGACTGTTGAAGAAGTCTGCGCCCTCCCTATTAAGGAACTCGCAGCCGACGCGTCGCATCTTCACCTTTGGATAACAAACGCCTTCCTGTTCGAAGCGCCGCGCATCTTCGATGCCTGGGGTTTCGAATGGCGGTCGAGCTTCGTATGGATCAAGCCACAGTTCGGCACCGGCAACTATTGGCGGAACGCGCATGAATTTCTGCTGACCGCCATTCGCGGCGACGCCAAGCGCTTCAACGACAAGTCGCTCAAGAGCTGGCTCGAATGCGATAGAGGCCAACACAGCAGCAAGCCGGAACAGGTGCGCGGTTTCGTCGAGCGTGCCAGCCCCGGTCCGTATCTCGAATTGTTCGGACGCCGATCGGCTGAATCCATTTCCAGTGCAAGCCCGAAAACGAAATGGGTAGTTTGGGGAAATCAGATCGAACGCTCGATTTTCGACGCAGCGGTCAAGGATGTCGAATGAGCGCCTTTGACACATGCCGCGCAACCGAGGCGCGTTCAATGGCCATTCTCCTGCGCTTCCTCGATGATCACGACGGGCGCTATGTGATGACCAATAAGGGCGCACTCGCCAAGTTTCTGCAGGACAGCATTGGCGACATCATCTTCAACGATGCCAAGTTGGAGATGTGGACGGTTGAATGTAAAGCGGAGGAAGAAAACAAATACGGCAATTTCTTTTTAGAACACTGGAGCAATAAGAATCTGGAAAACAAGATAGATCATGCGCAACATGGCTCCAATCCTGGATGGATGATCAAGCTGCGCACAGACTTTTTATTCTACCATTTCTTATCATCCGACGATCTTTATATCATCCCGTTTTTTCGGTTGAAGCGGTGGGCCTTCGGACATTCAGTAGGTGCACCGAATATTTATAAATATCCTCCGGAAAAACGACAGCGGAAGTATCAGCAGTCGAATGACACATGGGGTTATTGCGTACCTATCGACGTCATCGGAGAGGAAGTTGGCTTTAAGCATGTGCACCCCAAGCAGATCCCGCTACCGGAATTCTAACAATGGCGCAAATCACCAGCCCCCTGTTTCACGTGAAACACAATGCCGCGACGGCCTCCCTGGTCGCGGCGAACTGGCGGCGGGAGCGCGGGCTGCCTCTCCACTCCCGCCGCCAACTCTATGAATCGGAGCAATGACATGACACAAAGTATTGAAAAACGGGCGTTTCATTGGGCTTCCGGTGATAAAACCGGGGTATCGTCCCAAGCCATCCTGAGAGTGATGACTGGAGGTCAGGCCGATGATTGGTACTGCTACCCGCATGACACCGACGATCTCAAGCGGTGCCTTTATTTGCTGGCGTGTATTCCCGAATGGAGGGCGCAACTAGCCAAAATGAAGGCTGTCGGCCCAGAGTGGGCAGCGCTCGTCGATCACTGGGCCGAATTGGAGAAGCTTTACGCCACGGCAAGTCGCGACAAGGTGTACGAGCGAATGAGGGAGATTCTTGATCCAATCGAGGCTAAGCGGCGGAATCTCATTAAGCTTGGCGGCGGCTCGGTAGTGTTCAAAACCGGAGCAATGACATGTTAGCCACTAAGACATTCAGTGCCTGGGCCTTGAAATATGCGGCCCGCCCCGGTGGCCCTGAGATTTTCGTGCCGGCGGCCTTAGTGGGCGGCACGACAGATGGGCCAGCCTTATTTGACATCCGTGCGGCTGCGCGAATGTGGGCGGACAAGGGACAACGCCCCGTTCACGTTCTTGTGGAGGTTCGAGAGATACCGGCATGAACCCAGACTTAGCTGAAATCGGGCAATGGATAGTTCAAGCGCACTGGACAGGTATTCTTATGATTTGTTGGGTTCTGGGTTTAGGCGTTGTAAGCCCCCGCGCGGGGTTTGCGGCGGCTGCGACATTTTTTATCATGGCATGGGCATTTGCATGAAACCGCCCAAACCAGCTTTGCGTGCCGCCGTTGTCGAGTTGCGCAACCAGGGTCTCAGCTATCGCCAGATCGGCAGGCGGCTGAGCATCAGCACCAACACGGTCGCAGGCCAATGCAACCGAGCCCGTGCAGCCGGTGTCCATGTCAAGCAGTTCGGCCACTTCGGCCCCCAGCCGCCGCAGTCCGAGTTGCCGTGTGTGGCTCGCAGGCGGCACCGCGCCGGAGTGCGCCATGCAATCACCGAGGCGCTTGGTATGGCCGCATTGCCGCCGCCCAGGCCCTCGTTTCCCCTGCCGCCGGGCACACGGACCTGCCGTTTCGTCGCCGGCGAGAAGGGCGTCGACTTCAAGCTCTATGCCGACCCCGGCGTCTTCTGCGGCGCGGCGGTGCTGGAAGGCTCGGCGTACTGCCCAAATTGCCACCGCAAGACGCACTTGCGCCCCTATACCAAGGACGGCGCGCCCTTCGTGCCGGGCACGGCGGGAACGGTGGACACATGGCAGTGAAGCGCCGCCGCAACCGCCCCGAAGAGACATTTCAGCGCGCACTGTGCCAGTACCTCGATTTGGCCTTGCCGCCGGATGCTTTCTACTTCGCAATTCCCAACGGCGGCTGGCGCACCAAGGCAGAGGCGGGGATCTTGAAAGCCACGGGCGTCAAGGCGGGCGTGCCGGATTTGTGCATATTATACAATGGCATGGCACATTTTGTCGAGCTTAAATCCAAAAAAGGAACATTGAGCGACCCACAACTCACCACGGGAGCAGCGATTATCTGTTCTGGGTCGGCCTTCGCTGTCTGGCGCACCCTTGAGGACGCCGAACGTGTCTTGACGCATTGGGGCGTGCCTTTGCGGGCTGAGGTGCGGCCATGAGCCGGCGCGGCGGAACCGAGTGCATCTTCGCGCCGCGCGATGCGTGGCTGGCGTGGCTCGCCGCCGGCTGGCGCTTTCCCGGCGACATCGCCCAGCCGATGCAAGGCGGGCATGGGGCTTTTAGTGTGATGCTTTGGAGGCGGGTGTGACACACCAGGACACATGGGCAGCCCTGCGCGCCGATTTCCGCGCCGCCCTACCTGGCATTCTCGACGGCACCGAGGATGCCGAGCACAACAAGCCGCCGCTGGGCATAACCCCCGACCCGGAATGGGACAGCGGCCCGGCCGACCGGCGCATAAAAATGATCGATGTGATGGTCGCCATATCCGAGGCAACCGGTATTCCAGCTTCGGCCGTAACAGGCCCGCGCAGGCCGGCCCCAATCGTAAATGCCAGGCACATGGCCTATTATCTGATGCTGGAATTTTGCACGCACGCCAGCGCGGTCATGATCGGCAGATACATGAACCGCGATCATTCAACTGTTTTGTATGGCGCAAGGAAATATGCAGCCAGGCGCGATCTCGACGACGCGCAGCGCGTCGTCGAGGATAGGGCGCGGGCGATTATGGGGGATGGGCACTGATGGGGCGAATCCGCTGGTATAAGCGCGACCCTGACGCAGCCCTGCAAGGCATGATGGTGCTCAGTTTAGAGGAGCGCGGTGCCTATAATACGGTGCTGGACCTGATCTATTCGAACGACGGGTCTCTGGTCGATGACGATAGGTTCATTGCCGGTTGGTTGCGCGTCGACACCAGGGTTTGGAGGCGCATTCGTAAGCGCCTGTTGGGGTTCCAGAAGATATATCTTGCCGACGGCCTGTTGAGGAATTCCCGCGCGGATAGAGAGGTAGATGAGGCCATACATAGAGTCACATCCGCCAGAAACGCTGGCCGCATATCAGCATCTAAACGTAATGAAAAATTAAACGAAAACAAAGGCGTGGCGCCAACGCCCGTTGAACGGCATATCCAACCATCTACACCCACACCCACACCCATAAAGAAAGAGAGAGTCCCTAACGGGACTCTAGAGAAAGCCGAAGACGATCTTTGGTTTTCGGAATTCTGGCGGCACTTTCCAAAAAAGCGCGCCGGCAACCGAAATAAGGCATGGCGAGCAAGCGTACAGGCGCGACGACGCAGCGACCCGGGTGAAATCCTTGACGGGGTGCTGCGCTACGCCAAGAGCGACGAAGTGGCGCGCGGCTTCGCCAAGGGGGCGGCGGCTTGGCTTAACGACGACCGGTGGAACTGTGATTACACGGCACCAACGGAAGCCACAAACGGGCCGCCACGCACCGGCTACGTGGATAGCATGCTGAGGGTAAACGAACTTTTCAGGAAAATGGAAAATGGCGAAATACGAGACGATCACGAGGGCGATCACACGGCTGCGCTCGGTTACGCGGGCCCGGAATCAGGACGGGATCGACACTGACGTACAGTTGGTGGCCATGTGCCAGGGCTTGTACGATCTGCCGGACGCGGCGGTGGAATCCGGCTGCCTGGCCTGGGCGGAAACGAGCCCGTGGTTCCCGAGCCTGGCCGAATTGCGTGCCGAGTGCATTCGCCACAAGCCCGTGGTGGCGGCTTCCCAAGACCCACGGCTGGCCAGCGAGGGCTTCACGGACAAGCGCTGGTGGCACGATCGGTGCGCGAAGGCCCCGCATGACGCGGTGCTGTGGGCGCGGGCTGCCGAGCTTTACCAGAGCCTGTACTACGCGGACGGCGGGCTGGTCGAACGTGGGCATGTGAATTTCCAGGCCGGCGACCGGGCGACGGTGCCGCCGCAGCAAAGTCAGGCTTATCGGGCGGGTGGGGCGTAGGATGAAACGGCGCGCGCTACCAGAAGGAAAACGCATGGAGTGTGCCTGTTGCCGGGAATGCCGGGAAATGCTGAATAAGCACGGGCAGCCTACTGGCCGGTGTATTTACGGCGGGCCCTTCAGCGGCTACCATTTGCCGGACGGAACAACGGAGGTTTTGCAAAAATGACAGAATTGCAACAGTTGCAGATGAAGGCCGAGCGCCAACGCGATGGATTTGCGGCGGTATATCTCGGTGTGATGGCAGCGTTTTCCGCATACATACTGGTGGAAAGGCTCACCGATGATTTCTGGACTGGGTTTGCCGCCAGCCAGACTTTAGCCTTTTTTTTGGTGTGGTTGGCGGTGATTCTACGGCGGGCGCGTAACGACGGGGCACGGTAACCGCATGGCATGACCTGGGAGAACGGGAATGAGAATGATCGAGCGTGCAGCCAAGGCGGCATACTTGGACATAAACCCAGATTGGCCCGGATTGGAATGGGAAAATTTAGCGGCCTACGAGCGACGCGGTTACGAGGGGAGCATGCGCGCGGCCGTCAAGGCCATGATGGAGCCGAGCGAAAGTGTTTTAGAGGAGGGAAATTACGAACTGGATGTTTGGCAAACTTTTATCCGCGCCATACTGGACGAAGAGGAATAGGAAATGGCCGTAACGGAGGGTGTTATGCAGGCGGTGTGCTGGAGGTGTGGCATGACCTACGATTTTTCAAGGCCACATGTGTGCGGGGAAACCCCGATATCTCAACCAGCTTATGCCTACCAGCCTACGTACGAGGGCGAATCGGCTTGGGGTATATGCGCACGGGTGGCTTTAGCGGAATCGGATGCCACATGCCCCACGTGCGGCCACCGCCGGGCCATGACGGGCGCCGAGCGGCAACGGAAGTATCGGGAGCGGAAGAGGAATGCGCACATGTTGACCGGAGAGCCAGACACGGAAGTGTCCTCATGAACGGCTGCACAATTGCGGCTCAGGCTGCCCGGCGACCGCGGCCTTTGCCCGATATTCACGAACTCGTGATCCAGCGCCTGGAAGACGCCGGTCGCACGCTGGCCATGCTGCCCATGCCGCGAGGCAGCGCGCCGGCCCAACCAGCCTCGGCCTGGCCGGACGTGGTGCAAATCTACTGGGATGTGGTGGGCCATGCCGAGGTCGGCTCCATCGAGGATCGCCAGCATTTGCTCGCCCTGGCCCGCCTGCAACCGCGTTTCCAGGCTAACCGGCAAGCCGTCGACCGGCTCGACGAGGTATTGGGCTGGCTATGGCTGATCCAAGCCCCGCATTGCCGCAGGATCGTGGCTGCCCGCATGCTGGTACACCCGGTGAGCCTACGGAACCTGTATTCCTGGCGGCGGCTCGCACGCAAGCTCGGGACAAGTCACGTCACGGCGCAACGGTGGTTCGACCAGGGTATCCAGGCCATAGTCGACGGCCTGACGCTGGCGCCCAAAAAATAGGCGTTTACAAACGTACCAAATGAACCGTAGTCTTTGCGCCAGCGTTCAGAATTGCGACCACGGCCAGCCTGGATAGGGAACTATCCCCTTAACATAGCCTCGAATCGACCATGCCTAAGTCCATGCCCACGCCCACGCCCCAAGCCGATGAGATCGAGGTCACGCCAGTGATGGTCCGTGCGGGCTTAGAAGCATACATTGATTGCAGTGGGCAAGATTGCGATGATCTGATGGTGGCTGAGATTTATCGCGCTATGGAAGAAATTCGGGTGATCAAAAGCCAGGAAATGATTTCGAAGGGTCAGATGATCGTAAAGGCGGCGGAAATAGTTAACTTGGTTTTGAACCATTCCCCCTTAAGGCGACTCAAGAATCGCTGATCTCGGAAAGGTGAATCGGTTCCTTGATGCAGCGCAATCGGCTTCCTTTGGCGCGAATAGCCATGCGCTGGGCGACGTTTGGATCATCGGTACCGGACTGCAGGAAGGATTTATGGCCTTTGCTATAGCAGTTTGCACACAGCCAATGCGGTGGTTCGGAGCCCTGCACCTCTGGCTTAAGAACGTAAGCGAAAGCACCTCGATCAACGGCTTGAAGCTGATAGCGCTGCTTCTCTGCATCCCATGCTTTCGCCTTAGTCACTTCTTCTTCAAGCGTGCGTATGCGCTCAATCAGCACAGAGCGTTCCTCTTGCAGCGCAGATATAGCGCTTTGGGCATCAAGGATTTTCGACTGGAATTCGATGACCTTCTCTTGGAAGGCTGCACTATCCCGCAGACCTACCATCGCCTGCGCAATATCCTTCATGGCCTTGAGCGATGCCAAGGCGCTGGCGATTACGGAGATTTCAACCATCGCCCCTACGCCAAATAGCTAGCCGAAAATCCCCAGAAATGCCTGACCGCCGCAGTCCCGCCGCCAAGCAATGGCGCAAGCTCTACCAGACGCCAACCTGGAAGCGGATACGCCGGGCCAAGCTCAGCAAAGACCCGCTGTGTGAACTCTGCCAGGCAAGAGGGCGGACCGTCCTGGCCAGGGTGGTCAACCACAGGATACCGCACAAGGGCAACTGGGCGCTGTTCGTCGACCCGGGCAACCACCAGTCCACATGCAAGCCATGTCATGACGGTGAGATCCAATCGCGCGAGAAAACTGGGCGGGATTACGACAAGGCGGTGGGGCTGGACGGGTTTCCGATCGATCCTAAGCATTACTGGAACACGGGGGTCGCGCCTGCTGTAGCAATAGATCGAATTCCCGTCGGGACGATATTCCCGATTGGGCTTAGTCCATCACGGATACCACTGACAATCGTGTGTGGCCCGCCGGCGGGTGGCAAATCAACGTATGTCGCGACTCATCGTGACCCAGAAGATGTGGTGATCGATCTCGATGAAATCATACGAGAGACCACGGGACGGGGGCGAGACGCAGATACACGGACGCGCCGTTGCGCTCTCAAAGAGCGTAATAACCGCTTGTTTGCGCTGTCGTCTTATGATGGGCCAGCAAAGGCGGCGTGGTTCATCACGACGGCAGCCCTACCAGGGACAAGGCGCAGGTGGGCGGCAATGCTCAAACCAACGCGCGTGATTGTGATTGCTACGCCAGAAGAGGTTTGTGTGGAGCGCGCACGGAACGATCCGGAACGCAGAGCCGTACTCGCGACTCAATGCCGCATCATCCACCAATGGTGGAGAGGCTATCGTCCGTGGCTAGGAGATACTCAAACCTTTGCGCCACAGGACTTCGCGGAGAGCGGCACTACAAGAACGTAGGGTGAACGGGGATGGGTTGCCAACTGACCCAAAGCACCCTTGGTATAACCACACATATGAGAATACGCAGTGTGCCTGTCGAAAGTGTAACCAAAGTAAAGGGAACCGACTCCTAGACCAATGCATTCTGCCATTAAGGCACTCAGTATAAGATAGGGGGATGGGGCGGGAAAAAAGGCTGAGTTCTGCCGTTTCAAAAACCGGTCGGACATGGGGACGAGAATTTTTGCGTAATAATTTTTCAAGGAATTGAATTTGATGGCGATGAGAGGGCGAAAGCCAAAGCCGGTCGAGTTGCACGTTGTGGGGGGGACGCTGAACGCGACCCGCCACGCGGCTGCGCGCGCCGCGCCCGATGCTGGCGGTTCACCGGCGCGTCCGGCAAAACTAAAAAAGCGCGAGGCCGAGCTATGGGGTCAGTACATCGAAACCGCATTCTGGCTATCGTCTCACGATTCCGCGAAAGCTCATCAATGGTGTGTGTTATTTGCGCAATGGGAAAAGAAACCATCGGAGATGACGGCCGCGTATTTCGGGCAACTCCGGTATTTGGGTTCCGAATTGGGACTCGACCCGGCCTCGCGGGCGCGGTTGGGCGGTAATGGCAAAAAAGAAAAGCCGAAAAAAGCCTCCTACTTCACCTGATCGCACCACGGCCTTTGCGCGCGGTGTAGTTGCCGATAGGATCGTTGCCGGGCCGGACGTTTACAATGCTTGCGTCCGTCATCTGGACGATTTGGAAAACGGGCCGAAACGCGGGCTTGTCTGGGACATCGAAGCGGCAAACCGGGTCATCGGGTATTTCCCAGATGTGCTAGTGGTCGACCGGGTGGCCGGCGACAATTTTAGTGGCGATACCAAGCCGTTTGATCTGATTGACTGGCAAGCCTTCGTCGTTGGGTCGTTGTTCGGGTGGAAAGCGCCGGATGAGTCGCGACGTTTCCGGATGGCCTTTGTCGAGACGGGCAAGGGCAGCGGGAAAAGTCCGATGGCCGCTGGGGTTGGCCTCTACATGCTGACGGCAGACGGAGAGTCCCGCGCGGAAGTGTACGCTGCGGCGACCAAAAGAGATCAGGCCAAGGTGTTGTTTCGGGACGCTGTGGCGATGGTTAATGCCTCGCCAGAGCTTGACGAACTTTTGCATATGTCCGGCGGCACCGAAAAACATAACATCGCCTATCTGCGCAAGGGATCTTTCTTCAGGCCGATATCGACGGATGACCGGGGGAAGGGCCAGTCCGGTCCGCGCCCTCACTGTGCATTGCTGGATGAGATTCACGAACACCCGACCAACGCCATGGTTGAGATCATGCGCGCCGGCACGAAGGGTAGGCGGCAAGCGCTGATCTTCATGATAACGAACAGCGGTTCGGATCGGGAGTCCGTCTGCTATAACTATCACGACTACGCGGTGAAGGTCTGCGCAGGTGATATTGAGGATGATTCGTTCTTCGCGTTCGTTTGTAGTCTTGATGAAGAGGATGATCCGCTGCACGATCCGTCGTGCTGGCCAAAGGCAAACCCGTCGTTAGGGCTTACGTTCCAACCGAAGTATTTGGAAGAGCAAGTGCGGCAGGCGCTGGGGATGCCGTCGAAACAGAATCTTGTGCTGCGGCTCAATTTCTGCCGCTGGACGGACGCGGAGTCGGCGTGGATCGGGCGCGATGCGTGGCTGGCGTGCGAGCGCGACATGGACAGGGAGTCCTTCAAGGGCCGGAAGTGCTACGGCGCGTTGGACCTGTCCGGTAGACGGGACTTGACTGCATATGCCGAGGTCTTCCCTAACGATGACGGCACGCTTGACGCCTTTGTCGAATTCTGGACTCCCAAGGACACGCTGAAGGAACGCGAAGATCAAGACCGCGCGCCGTATCTGAAATGGGTGCAAGATGGTCATCTGCATGCGATACCTGGCAAGGTCATCGATTACGCGCACGTCGTGAAGCGCCTGGGTGAGCGATCAGCAGAAGTCGAGATCGCCGAAACGGCCTATGACCGCTGGCGCATCGAAAACCTGAAAGCCGATCTCGACGAGCAAGGGGTAGATCTGAACCTCGTCGAATGCGGGCAGGGATTCAAGGACATGAGCCCGGCCGTCGAGGCTATCGAGGAAGTAATTTTGAACGGGACGCTGAGGGTCCACATCAATCCGGTGCTGCGCTGGAACGTCGCGAGCGCGGTGTTGGAAGAGGACGCCGCGGGCAATCGCAAGTTCACCAAACGCAAGGCGACGGGACGGATTGATGGAATCGTTGCATTGGCTATGGCCGTGCGGCTGGCGATGTTGAATCAGGAAAAGCCGATAGAGCCCTTCGTGATGTGGGCCTGAACCGGAGGATATGAATGGGGCTCTTGTCCGGCCTTCGTACATTGCTTGCCGCGCGCCGGACGCAGCCCAACCCGGAATTTTCCGGCGAGCGCGTGATCTGGTTGCCCAGCAAGCATCTCGGCGGTATCCGCATGACGCCGGACGAGGCCTTGCGTCTCTCGGCCGTCTGGGCGTGCGTGACCGTCATATCGAAAGCGCTGGCTTCGTGCGATTGGGAAGTCTTTCTCGAGCGCGACAATGGAGATCGTATCCCGCGCCGGCAACTGATGACCTATCGGTTGCTGAACGATAGCCCGAATTCAGAGACGGGTGCCTTCAATTTCATGGAGGCCATGTACATCCAGGCGTTGGTCTGGGGAAACTTCTACGCCGAGATAGAGAAGGATCGAGGTGGCAGGCCGGTTGCGTTGTGGCCGCTGGCGCCGGAGCGCTGCACGTTGGAACGTGAAACGGATAACCGCCTTGTCCTGGTGGTGAGAAACCGGGGCGACGGAGAGTCGGTTCTGGACTATGGCGAAGAGGTCTTTCACGTACATGGCCCCGGTGTGGACGGGCTGTCGGGATTCGACACCGTAACAATGGCGGCGCGAACGCTGGCCCACTCTGCAGCGGCGGAAAGATTCGGGCAGTCGTTCTATCACAACAACACGCAACTTGGCGGGATGCTGTCGTTCGATCAAAACCTAAACAAAGAGGCCCGCACGTCGGTGAAGGAAGCTATCGAAGGTGGCCATAAAGGATCGGACAAGGCGTGGGGCCTGCTGGTTCTCGATAATGGGCCGAAGTATCATAGCTTCGGCACCGAGCCGGAAAAAGCCCAGTTCATCGAAACGAGGTTCCTGCTCATTGAGGAAGTGTGCCGAATCTTCGGCGTTCCGCCACACAAGGTGGCGCATCTGCTGCGTGCGACATTCAGCAATATTGAAGAGCAGTCTATTGAATTTGTCCGCGATGCGCTGACGCCGTGGGCGGAGCGTGCCGCACAAGAGGTCAACCGGAAACTGCTGCGCCCGTGGCCTGCCATTCGCGCCCGTCTAGATCTGGAATGGGCGGCGGAGGGTAACGCCAAGTCGAAAGCGGAAACCGATGCGATCCTGGTCTCTAACGGAATTATCAACCGCAATCAGGCGCGCAAACGTCGCGGTTGGAACAACGGCGGCCCGGACCTCGACAAGTACACCGTCCAGGTCAACATGACGACGCTTGACAAGATAGGTGTCGATGCTCCCGTTGCCGAACCCGCCGACGATGCAGCTTTCGCTTTGTTCCGCATGGCCGCGCTCAAGGCATTAAACCGCCGCACGCGCATGGCCGAGCAATACCTGGAAGTAGGCGGGTGCGATGCTGGCCGTCTTCGCGATGCGGTTGCGCACGAAAACGGGGAACAAGCGCGTTACCTTGGCAAGCTCGTAGGCGAGTGCTTGGCGGCGCTCAGCATACAGAGCGAGCCCGCTGGTATCCGCGAGGCCCTTGTAGATTTTATCAAAGAAGATGCCGCAATGTTTTTCGCGGCCTTCGACAATGAGACACAAACCCTCGGCCAGTGGTGCGATCCCGAATTCCGCGCCGATGAAATCGCGAAAACGCTGACAACATTGATCAGAAGGTGATCGCCATGGTGGTAGCAGTAGAATCTCTGGAAAGCGAACCAGAAAGCGAACCAGTGATCAGCCCGCTGAACGAGCGTCGATATGGCCGGTTTCAAGTTTCGGAGGAGTTAATTCGACACAACTTTCCCGGAACTGAATCCGTGTTTCATGGAATGATTGTTCTTCGTGCGGAACGTCGTTTTGATATAGATGCGGTGGAATATACCGCGTGCGGCCAGATGTTTGATAAGGTTTCGTTGGGGGAACAAGCCCCGGAATATCGCGTCTTGGTTACAGAGGAAACAACGCCGGAAGGCGTATCAGTGAACGTATCTTTTGAGAAGTGGAGGTGACCGCCATGTTCAACGGTCCAGTCATACCTCTCCGCCCCGCGAACCGGGAGCGGCCCTATGAAATCAAGGCGCAGGACAAGACCGGCGAAGTCTACCTGTATGATGTTATCGGCGATTCGTGGGAAGGCACCACGGGCAAGCAGTTTGCCGACGATCTGAAGAAGATCGGCAGGGTCGATACCCTGAACGTCTACATCAATTCGCCCGGCGGCTCCGTGTTCGACGGCACCGCAATCCACAACGTGCTCAAGCGGCATTCGGCGCGGAAGATCGTCTACATCGACGGCCTCGCGGCCTCGATTGCTTCCGTGGTTGCCATGGCTGGCGACGAGATCAGAATCGCAGCCAACGGCATGATGATGATTCACGATCCGTGGGCAATCGCCATGGGATCGGCGGTGGATTTCCGGAAGATGGCCGATAGTCTCGACAAGGTGAGAGAGACAATCCTGACCAGCTATGTCGAGCGGACCACATCCGAGGAAGACCAGTTGAGCGAATGGATGACGGCAGAGACGTGGTTCACCGCCGAGGAAGCGGTTGAGGCCGGTCTTGCCGATGTTATCACGGAAAAGGTCGCCATGGCCGCGCTCGCCAGGCACGACCTGTCGGCTTTTCAGCATGTGCCCGAGCCTCTGGCGAAGGCAGCCGAAGAAGCCAAACCCGAATACCAGGAGGGCCGGCCGCACCCGACCGTTGCCCTCATGGAAGCGCGCCTGTTGAAGCGCAATCACGGGCGCGAAACCGCCTGAACACACGACGCCCGCGCTGTGAAGCGCCGGCTATCCTTAGAAGGAAATAAATCAATGAACGTTATCAGCAAGATGACGGAGCTTGAAGCGTATCTGCGTGAGAACGCCAGCATCCGCACCCTGATTTTCAACGACGGCACCAAGGTCGACGAGCTTCGCGATGAACTCGTGACCCTTTCCGATCAGGCCAAAACCCTTCAGGCCACGGCCGACGCCGAAAAGCGCGGCTTGTCCGATGAAGAGAACACGGAGATCGAGAAGATTTTCGCACGCTTCGAATTCGTCGAAGCGGAGATCGATCGCCGGGAGAAGATCGCGGACACGGAGGCCCGCATTGCCGAGCCTCTTGGCCGTAAAACCGACCCCGACGATGTGGCGGCTTCGTCCGATCCCGATCACAAGGGAACGAAGCGGCGCACCGTAGCGGCCCGCCCCCGCGATACAGCGGATGTGGGACGTCACGGCTTCCGGTCGTTCGGCGAGTTTGCCCAGTCCGTCAAGGCCGCGGTTCGTGCGGCGCCTGGGGGGCTCGATCCTCGCCTCACGATGAATGCCCCGACCACGACCTCAACCGAGGGTGTCGGTGCTGACGGCGGTTTCGCAGTGCCGCCTGACTTCCGCACGGCGATCACGGAGAAGGTCATGGGCGTCGATAGCCTGCTGGCCCGCACCGACCAGCTCACGTCCGCGTCCAACTCGATCACGTTGCCGAAAGACGAAACAACGCCGTGGCAATCGACCGGCGGTATTCAGGCGTTTTGGGAAGGTGAAGGATCTCTGATCACGCAGTCCAAGGTCGCCCTGGAGCAAACCACGATCCGCCTGAACAAGCTGACGGCTTTGGTTCCGGTCACCGAGGAACTTCTGGAAGATGCGTCGGCGCTTTCCACCTACATCAATCGGAAGGCACCGCAGAAGTTCGACTACAAAATCCAGAACGCCATCATCAATGGCACCGGTGCCGGCCAGCCGAAGGGCATTCTTGCGTCCGATGCCTTGGTGGAAGTCGCCAAGGAATCGGGCCAAGTGGCCGATACCGTTCTGGCGCAGAACATTACGAACATGTGGGCGCGCATGTATGCGCCCAGCCGTTCGAATGCGATCTGGCTGATCAACCAGGACGTCGAGCCGCAGCTCGATTATCTGCAAATGCCGGGAACCAACCCGACGGCACCGTTGTTCATGCCGGCGGGCGGCTTGTCGGCCTCTCCGTTCGCGACTCTCAAGGGCCGCCCGGTCGTACCGGTCGAAGCTTGTAAGACGCTCGGCGATGTCGGCGATATCATCCTTGCCGATCTGACCCAGTACATGACCGCCATGAAGACCGGTGGAATCCGGCAGGACGTGTCCATGCACCTGTGGTTCGATTATGACACGCTGGCCTTCCGGTTTATCCTGCGGATGGCGGGCTTGCCGTGGTGGGGCTCGGCGATCCAACCGGCGAACGGGTCCAATACCCTGTCGTGTTTCGTTTCCCTTGCAGCGCGCGGTTAGCGTTAGGCAGTGGGGCGGCCTTTCGGGGCTGCCCCCTTTCCTTGAAAGGAGAATTCCATGTTCACGAATCTACTGCCGAGCGAGGTCATCGATTGCGTCGCTGCTGTCGATCCCGATGCTTACACGCAGGCGGCCGTGTCGAGCGGTTATGCCGACATGTCCGATTACGAAGCCTTGCTTGCCGTTGGCCTGGTTGGCACCATCGTCTCCACCGGCAAGTACGATCTCAAGCTTCAGTCCAACACGGCGGCGTCCGGTGGCTCGGATATCGTCGGCAAGGCGATTACCCAGCTTACCGAAGCGTCACCCGATGACAGCGACAAGCAGGCGCTGATCAATCTCCGGCGCTCGGAACTGACGGAAGGCCATCGCTACGTCAAGATGGTGCGGACGCTGACCACGGCCGGCGCCGACTCGGCGTCGTTGCTTCTGGGCTTCAAGGGCGTCCTTGTCGCCAACATGCTGCCGTCGGAAGTCGTCGGCCTCGTGGGGACTGTGGACCCTGATGCATACGCTCCGGGCGCACAGTTGAGCGATGCGATCGACATGTCGAAATGGCATTGCGCCATGGGCGTGTTGATGATCGGCGACCTCGGGACCGACGGAAGCGTGGTCATGAAGTGGACGCAGGCCACGACCGCCGGGGGCATCTACAAGGATGTTTCTGGGAAGACCACGGCGACATTCGCTCAGGCGAACTCGCCCGCCGAGTCCAACCAGCAAGTGAAGCTGGATCTGCGGGCCGATGATCTCGACGCCGCCAACGGTTACCGCTTCGTCAAGCTGTCGGTGACGATTGCCGATTCGTCGTCGCCGGAGAACGCGACTTCGGACGTCGGGGCCGTGGCATTCGGCGTGTTTCCGAAGATCGGCATCGGTTCCGCTCACAATCTGGCATCGGTAGCGGAGGTGATATGATGAAAGTCATGTTCGCCGAGGACACGGAGATTCGCGATCATCTTGGCCGCGTCGAACAGTCCTTCCGGGCCGGGGAGGTGGTGGAGCTATCCACCACCTCCGCCCGGCGCTGGATCAGGCGCAACAGGGCGACCGAGTTCGTTGGTGCCCCGAAGATCGTTCTCAAGGCCCCGCCAGCCCCTCCTACAAAGGGGGGCCATGGCGCGTCCCCCGACTCTGGGAAGGGCAAACTGCCGTTTGCTGTGCCTCCGGACCAAGTCTCAATGATCGAGACATCGAGTACGTCCGCCGCGCCCGAGACGAAGGAAGATGCCGAGTCCTCGTCGTCAATCGAACCTTCGAGCGAGCCAAGTGGGCTGACGTCCTCTACGGGGCCGATGCCACATGGTGGCGGGAGGCGCAGAACGCCCCCGGCTTCAGGGGGCTGAAGGTCTGCCTGGAGGCAATTGAGTTCCGCGATGTTCACGTCCTGAAGTACCATCATGATGGGACCAACACCGGCCTGAGCTTCGATCCCGAGTACCTGTGCACGGGGTCCAATTCGGGCTACCAGGGCGTGAATCTCGCGGTGCTTCTGGGGGCCAAGCGTATTCTGTTGCTGGGATACGACATGAAGTTCGGGCCGAATGGCGAAAGGCACTGGCACAAGGATCATGCCGGCCGGAATCCGGCCGAGGCCCAGTTGCAGGAATGGCGAGAAAAGTTCGCGACCATGGTCCCCGATCTTGCGAAAGCTGGCGTTGAGGTCATAAACTGTAGCAGGGACACGGCCTTGGACATGTTTCCTAAGTTAAAGCTGGAAGAGGCTTTGTGATGGCGATGACAATAAATGCGGCCAAGTTGTCACGTGAATATGTGACGATCACCGTGACTGGCCTTCGAGCGCTGAACTTCCGCCATTGGCTAGCAGCCAAGATATTCGTGCTCGGGGCATGGGTTGCATCGACAGGACTAGAAATCGCAATGGATGATACGGACGTTCCAAGGCGGCCGGGTGAAGGCTACCGCCCGCGCGCCGATGGCCGGCCACCGTCAAACCCACCGCCCAACCCGCCGAATATGGGAAGCGGTGGGCGTAAGCCATCGAATAGCTGATGCTCTCCTTCGTCCATATCCGCGATCCCCGCAACACGGGCGACATGGCGTCCTGCCCTGCGCAGTATTTCGACTTCGGCACTGATCAGATCGAGGTTTTGAACTACAGCGATCAGGTCAGGTACGACAGCGAGATACAGATTTACGGCGGCGGAACGATGGTCAATTGGCTCAACAGTAACCGGCCATCGGAGATCACGCCCAAGGTCATCTGGGGGGCCGGATCGTCGCGGCATGGAGAGACGCAGCCGTGGCCGGACCCCGATGGCTTTTCCCTGATCGGCACGCGGGAATGGACGCCGGAGCGGGAGAAGGCGGGGCTGTGGGCGCCGTGCCCGTCCTGCATGAGCTATTTGTTCGATCTGGAATACCCGGTGACGCGCCCGGCGGTTGCCTTTGTGAACGCCAGCGAGACTATCAGGGCCAGGTACCCGGCCGCCTACAACACCGGCTTGCCGATGCTGGACAACACCGCGCCGATGGAAGATATCGTCGCCTTCCTGGGATCGGCGGAGACGGTGGTGACGAATAGCTACCATGGCATGACGTGGGCCTCATGGCTTGGCCGCAAGGTCGAAGTCCACGGCTACAGCTCGAAATTCCACAATGTTTCATGTGAAACACTGGCCGGTTGCCGCGCGGCCACCATGGCATTCCATGAGCGGGTGATGGCGCTGGTTGGAGTCAGCCGCGCAGCCTGACGCCTGGCCCGCCGGTTCCGGTGTAGATAGACTTTGCTGTGCTTGGCCACGCTCCGCCATGCTGCGCTGCGCGACGCTTTGCGGCGTTGTAAAGTCAGTAATAGCCTACACGCGAGGGATATAGCCCTTGGTGCGCATGCAGAGGTCGAACACTTTGCTGCGTCTCAGGCTGGCGTCGATCCAATCGTAGCCGCCGGACTTGGCGGCTTCGTACTTGCAGGCGGTGAGATCGGAAGTCGTCGCCTGGCCGAAGCCGTTGGAGTGCATCCAGTACTCGTTGGCTTGCGGGAGATAGCCCGCGCAGCCGATGAGGGCGCTGGCCAGGAGTGCGGTGCAACAATGTTTCAGCATCTTCCTATCCTTTCATGGTTAGGGCTTGCGTAGGCGGTTTACGATCTCGAACAACTTGATCGCGCCATCTGGGACGCGCTCTGAGGTTTCCCATCTGGCCCAGGTGCGGACACTGACCTCGACCTGCCGCGCCGCCTGAGCGAGCGACAGACCGAGGCGTTTACGAAGTGCTTTGAGTTCTGATCCTGTCATAGGACTGTGCTTTGATGTGCCTGGATTTGCCGGGCAGTGCCGGGCAGCGCAACGCCCCGTTGGTTAAGCCGCCTTCCTTTCTAGCACGCGCGGGAGCAAGTCGGCCAGGCGCGAAAGGCTGCGCATCAGGTTTTCGTCCTCGGCATCGATCAGGTCGTTCTCGATGAGCGTGATGAGTTGGTTCGCATAGAACGACTGCTGCATGCCGGACAGCTTGTCATTGGCCGTCGATTGCGCCGGAGTCAGGTTGCGCCCGGCCATGTGGGAGATCGTGCTCTTGAGGGCTATGGGCGCGGCGCCGACCTTGCCCATTCGGGTAGACGTGAGCACGCCGATCCGGTCCGGCGTGATGTTCAGCGCCTCGGCAATGAGCTCATGCTGAATGCGGAACTGTTTCGCCAGAATGATGCAGTGAGCCTTGTCGTGCTGAGTGAGCGCCCTGCCGTGGCTGGCGTTGAACCGCATGGTATCGAGGAATAGCTCTTTGTCGTTGGCGTAGTCTTTCTCAACGCAGTCGATCTCGAAGGCTTCGCCATGCAGCCGGAGATAGGCCCGGTAACGGTGGAAACCATCGACGATGCGTTTGGACTTCTTGTCGATGACGATGGGCGGCATGGGCGCGCCAGCCTGCATGGCCGAAGCGATCTCGTTGACGTGATGCGAGTCCACGCTGCCGCGCGGGTAGAAGTCGAAGTCGAGAACTAGGCTGGAGAGTGGGTGCTTTTTCATGGGAGGTCTCCTGAGTTAAAGGACTGTGCTTTGCTTTGCCGGGCCCATCTATGCATGGCGACGCTGGGCCTCGCTCGGCCAAGCACCGAAAGATAAATTCACCGGCATCGGCCATGGTTAGGACTGTGCTGTGCTGGGCGACGCGCTGCCGGGCCACGCTAAGC